CTCTTTCAACAATGCTAGAATCGGAAAGACGACGCGCTATGAAACCAGGACCAGCTCGGGAGAACTCCGCATATTCGAGTGTAAACCGATCAGAACCAGTCAGATGTTCTAACTTGAACCCACCATGAATTCGGCACACTGTACCATAGACGTCATGCATTAGTGGAAGCAATTTCCAACCGTCTATAGCCACTGTAGCAAAGCTAGCAAGTACGAAAAGCGCTTCGAGATTTCTCTCGGACTTAGTTTGTCCGCTGTATTTGCGGAAGGTTTCAGGTTGAGTCGCTTTAGCCGCGAGTTTGTGCAACTCTAGCCTCGGCATTGCTTTACGCCAATAAACACCAAGGAAGTGGGCATCATGAATGTGACACTTATCAACATTCAGGCGTATGTTATACTTACCCAACTTCTCCTTCAGGATGGATAAATCAAGCTCCTTACTGACGGAGAAAATGCTGTCATCACCTAGCACTAATAAGCGACGACGGGGCAGGTCAACCTTCATTTCGTGCAGACAAGCAAAGATAACCATTACATTCACAATCGAATCAATCAGTTGTGTGAAATAGCTACCACTTGGCACACCATGATCCTTGCCAGTATATAGATTACCATCTGGCATGACAATAGGAGTGTGGATAAAGTATCTAACCATCTTATCCCATCCAAGTTCCTGAAGATCATCCTCATTAAACCAGGTTCTTAATATATCAAAGGCCTTATAAATCAAGAAACTGGGAACGGTTTGATCAAACTTAGAATAGTCTAAGCAGTGGACGACACCTTGTTCAACAATGTCCAAAGAAATGCGTGGACCTAGGAAAGCTTTAGGAACACCAAATGCCATTGGAGTCTCCAGGCAGAGGAATTTATCGATGAGCGGTCGCGCAAACTGTGCCTCACAAAACGTCATCTCTATCGGGTACCCCCAAACGAGGCGGGTCTTGTTGCCAGCTTGCGTCCTCTTGAAAGCTACACACGGATTAGCAGCTTTCGTGCCATCTAAGAATTGACCGAGGCGATCTAATCCATATTGAACCACCTCATGTTTCTTAACAAGAAATGGTAAACCAGCATTCTTGTCAAGCTTTACCGAATCAATCAATTCTTGATGCTCACGCAGGGCTTTTAGCTCTTTCCCCCTTCTACCGAAAATGGAAAGTGCGACATTAAACCCATGACGTAAGTGTTGATCCCAATCTACTCTCTTGTTGTACTTCGGAGAATACAACTCAAGTGCTGTGAACAATTGAGATGGATCGTATACGCTTCGAGGATCATGTGGATACGTGATACCCTGAGCGTCTAAAATTTCACCAACATATTGGTCGTACAGCTCTTGCTCATTACTTGAATTGAAAGCACCGATGTATTGACGAAGCGCTGCACGCCGGTAGCGTCCCATATTAATCATGGAATTCCCATCCTTTCGCTTCGCCAGCAACTTTACGTGACCGTAACGCTCTATTTTGCGCTAGAGCTCAGGTGGAGGCGCAACTCCAGGTACAAAGAAACACGACGACTATACGGGCTGTATGAGTTACTCTCAACGGATATCATACCAATGATTCCGCATGGTTGGCTTCACGCAAATGAACTATCAACCTTTGTGAGGCTCAAACAGCAGATGGAATTATTGGTTTCCCCGAAAAGAAATTCAACATTTTTCATCTTCCTTATTCGTACTTTCGTG